TAATAACCCTATGCTCTTGCATTTCCACCTCTTCTTGAGAAGATTTAGGGTCTTGTGCAACAGACATCAGATCATGAAGCATCACATGGAGCAACTCATGTAAAGCCGTCTTGTCTAGGGACTCAGGCGTAATCTTTTCTGCACCAAAGTCACCTAAACGATAGGTTGCTAATCTGGCATTCTCATTAAACTCAACAGAAGCCATTGCTTGCTTTGCAGGCTTAGAGCCTTTCTCTATTCTCCAGTCACCCAGAGATAGTGTTTTCTGCCATTTCTTTACACATTCTGCAAAGAATTCAGCATCCTGTTGAGTTGGAATGTTTGACATAACACCGCTTTATACACAACTTTTTCACATTTTTTATGAAGTCAATACTGCAAGTGCGTGATTTATATGCTTTTCTCTGTCTGCCAATCCAATAAAACCACCATTTATCTTCTTGGTCATGGTCTTGTAGTCACGAGAATCGGCATATTGGTTGAGTTTTTGGACATCCCAAAACCATCCTGCTGTGAGAGCCGCATACATTGGAGTAGCAACCAAATCAGGGTTCATCACAAAATCAACTCCTAAGGCTTGTCCTGCATGGTAGTAGTTGGCATGACCCGTCAACTGGATGCAACCACGACCTCTAAAACGCCATCCATCACCAGAAGCCTCATCTCTATTACCCATACGATTGGAGTAAACAGTATTGGCAATCAACTTAGGGTTTCTAGCACAAGCCTGTGCCTTGGCAGCATCAAAGCGTTTAGGCCATAACTTCTGCAAAGCCTCTGCACGATAATTTAAATTCTCCTCAAGAATCTTAAAGTTACCGCATTCATGCCCACATTGACCAATGAAAGCCGCTTGTCGATATGGTGTAGATATATCAAACCTATCAAAAGTGGCATTCAGACCATCAAGCCATTGCTCACCAATGTGAAGTTGTTTAAGTTGTTCAGCGGTTATTGACATTTAACAAGTCTCTCATCTGATTGTAAGAATCAACGCAAGCGTTCAAAGCGGCAGTATTTTTGTCACCAGCAGCTACTATTTCTGCGATGGCTTCGATGGTTGCTCTTTCGGCATCAGAAGCTGTGTCAGTCTGTCTGTCAGGTTGACTGGTTGCTTCTGTATTTGTGGTGGCAATGGGGGAACTTGGGGTGGTTTGTAGGTTACTTGAGGGGCAGAGGCGCAACTTGCCAGCACGATTGGCAACAGCAAGAGCATTAGTTTTTTTGTTGATAGCATCATTAGCCTCCTGTAATTTAGTAGATTGTTCGTTAAGTTTCTCTGTCATGTTTTGCTCGATCTTACGAGCCTCTTCATTCTTTTTGGCAATGGCTATCTTCATGTCGTTATCACGCTCTAGCCATCCGTAATGATGTCCTACCCTGTAAGTACCAAACAAAGATATAAGAACACCAACAATTAACCAAGGTAAAGGAATAGGTAGCATTAATCAGCCTCCTGTCGAGCAACAGCTAATTGAACTCGCTCATGGTCATCTTCCAAGTGATCTGGTGGTGTAGTCGGTGGAGGGCCTGGTGTCCAACTTTCATCCAACTCTGGGTTATTCCAAACAGGCATTGCACCAAATGGTTGGCTAGGCAATCCATAAGCAGACTGAGAAGGTGCATAGGAAGCGTTAAAATTACCCATAGAGCCGTTATTACCCATTGGTTGACACATTGGTTGCATTGGAGGTTGAGGCGCTCCAAAAGCCTTTGATCCAGCGGCTACTGCTCTCTTAGACATCACTCCACCAATACCACCTACGATCAAAAGAACGATGTCATTCAGCATCTTGGTATAGGCTTGGTCAATCGGAGCCATGCTTTTGATTGGCTGTGTCACAAAGGTGACAGAATAGAGCAAAGCAACAACAATGAAACACAGGATACAAGTGACCGCAATGACCACAAAACCCCAGATTCGTACCTCGATTTCGTCAGGGGTTAGGTTTTGTTTCTGGTTGGACATCGGATACTTTCTTTTCTAAGATGGGTGCAACTAGATATTCTGGGCATTGCTGAGTGAACAAACACTTAGGTTTCTGACATTGTTCAGCATGAAAGTTGTCAGGGTTCTGGCAAAAATATCTGTATCTGTCTTCACATCCAGTTAGTAGCAATAACAAAAGCAAATATCTCATACCATTACATCCACTTGTGAGTTCTTAATCCAATGAGTCTTAATCTCTTGGACTTTCTGTTGATGGTCTGCTTGTCTGTTCAATTCGGCTAACCTTGCCATATTCTGCTGATGGATCACCCTGTGAGCCTCCCACATCATTTTGGCATTTTGTTGGTAAGTGTTGATTTTCATAACCCAATCTTTCCCAATAAAAGTGCCACAATTTTGTTTGATAAGTCATCAGGTAAGAACTTTAAGAAACCTAAGAACCACCAAGCTACACAGCCGTAAATAAAGACCTTCAGAAACATGTCAAATTGTTTCTGATACTCGTTCATCTGCCACACCCACCTTTAGGACACAGACTCATTAACTCATTGATGCCAATGAACACCAAAAACAGAACAAAGACAATGCCACCAATGATGATTGCCCACTCTTGCATCTCTTGTTCTTGTTCTTTAGCTTTCTTTTCAGCCGCCCTCAAAGCAGCCATCTCTTTAGCATCATCCCTGTCCATCTGTGCTTGACGCTCTTTGATCTTGTTCCAGACATCAATCTTGCCTGTCTGCATGAACAACATCTTGAGTTCTTCCTCAAACGCTCTTGCTTGCTCTAGCGCCATCTCAATCTGTAGAGCAGCACCCATGTTTGAACCACGCTTTTCACGCTTTGCCTCAAGCATCGCTTTTGTAGCAACACTCTTAGCATCAAACATCTTGCCAATCATGGGGGCAAGACCACCTATGTCATTGGCTACCTTACTAGCCTTTTTGACCATCGAAATGGCGTTCTGTAGGCCATTTAACGCACTTATCGGATCAATAGGAATCATTTTCTCTTCTCCCACTTGAGACAGACTACTTTGCGATTAAACACATCGCCAGTCCAAGTCCATTTAACACATCGGTATTCAATGGTTGCCGCCAAGAGAAAGGCGATCATGGAAATGCCCAGATAACAATATAACTACAAAATATGACAAAAGCAGTAAGAAGGACTGCCGCTAAATAAGCAACAGCCCACTCTTTCATGGCTTAAATTCAGCTTTATTCAACGCTTCGTTAATTCGTGCTTTTGTCTTATTATTCTTGATCTGTTGACTTGCAACACGAACTAAACTCAGTACAGGAACTGGCAAACCAGTCAAAGCACCAGTAGCACCAGCTTCTGCCATTGCACTCATCAAAGCCATTGAAGTACCAGAACTGTTAATCAATGTTCCTGGTGGTACTGTCTGAACATACTTCACGACTTCATTTAAGTCACGAATAGTTTGAGCCTTTTCTTTACCCAAAATGATATCCAAACGACCATCTGAATCCAAAGCATTGACTGCTTGATTAAGTTTTGCAGGAGAAACAATAGGTCTGCCACTAGAGTCAGTTTGCAAACCACTTGTTGCAACATTCTCCAAGTGCTTAATGGTTGCACCTTGCAATTCTTTCATTGCTTGTTGACCATTCTTGCCACTTGTCAGCAAAACTCTACGCAAGAAAGTAACTTCCTCTGGAGTTGCATTTAAGATAGAACGATTAAATGCTTCACTAGCAGCTACTTTAGGATCGTCTTTACCTTTAACAGCAGTTAACAAGTTAGCAACTACAGCACGACCTTCATATTTACGAGCTTGAGACTCACGCAAAGCACGAGCTTCTGCATATAGTGGGCCAGCAGTATCTTTTGTAGTTTCATCAATGATTGACTTCAAAATAGCAGACTGACGCTTGTTGACAATGTCATAGTCAGTAGCCATGTTGATTTCTCTACGCAACTCTTCCAACTTCTTAACAGTTGCATCCAATGCTACTAAATTACCATTTTCATCTTTAGTAGCAATTCCTAGTTTTACAGCAAACTGTTTGGCAGTATCAGGAATAGCAGAAGATGGAACTCCACTTGGTTGGCTATTCAAGTAATCAAATAATGTAGTCTGTGTCTCTTGATCGCCATACTTAATAGTTCTTGGTAATGTCAAATCTACTGGCAACAATGCTTCAGGAGAGTTATCTGCCTTGCGATAAGCAGCAGCAGTCTTAGCTTTAGCACCTTGCCAACCTTGTGACAAAGCATCAATAACCGCATTACCAGTAGCAGCAGGGCCAATAGCCGCAGTCTGAGAACCAGTCATGTCAATCAAAGCATCAAAGTTCTGCAATGCTTGCAGATTGTTTTGTTCTGCTCTCTGACGGAGTGGTTCACCCAATGGGCCTTTAATTTGTTCTTTCTCAAAAGCCAATTGAGCAGCATTACGCTCTCTAGCTCCAAGAGTTAAATCAACAGGAACTGGAAGACCTTGAGCAGTTACTTCACGCTGTAATCCTGCAGGAGTTGCAGCAGCACCAGCACTTGTACGAGCACCAACACCAGTAGTAGGTGTTAAGTCCATTCCTAATGCTTCTTTAACGATGCTAGTGCCTCGTTGAGCGCCCTGAGAAATCTGTTGAGCGCCTTGTTGGACAGACTGCAAACCACGCAATGCAGTAGCCTCTGTAATGGGTGTAGCCTGTTTTAAAGCCTGACCAAGCATTCCAGCCTCAGTAACGACAGGAATAACAGGAGGCAATGCTTCTGCAACCTTACCAATAGCCTGAACTTGCTCCATGCCTGATTGAGTTCTAGGCATATAGGTGTAACGCTGACCACCAGCCATAGCTTGCTCTTGAATAGCTCTAAGAGCCTCTGGAGTGCCAAACTTGCCTGCTTTTGCTTGCTCAATAGCGCCAGTAATACCGCCACCAATAGTTCCTAGCAAACCAGTAGTACCACCAGTTAACAAGGTCAATCCTGCTTCACCAGCGCCAAGCAGTTGATCTCCTAATCCTGATGGTGCAGGACTAGGAGCAGTAGCCATCTGAGCAGTATTCTGCTGACTCTTCGCTATTTGATAAGCCTGAGCAACAGTTTCAAACTCTGGCGTTCCTTGTTTTGCCCTATTTTGGACAATCCAAGTTGCGTATTCTTCTGCTGTAGCCATTAACGACCTCCACGCAAGATAGCATCTGCTGCACTCATAATATTAGAAGTTTGAGCATTTGGTGTTGGTCTATTGGGCGTAGGAATTTGATTTACCAAAGCCTGACGCTGACCTTCACGGCTTGCACCTGAATAACGATCATTTACATCTTTAGCAACACGAGATGAGAAGTCATTGAATGACTCACCTGGTCGAACAGTAAAGTCACCAGCAATAAATGTACTGCCTGCACGAGTCAAAGCGCCATTGTTCTTGGCAAGCCAATCAGTCTTAGCATTTGCAACAGCAGAGTCAATATCTTGCAATTTAGCCATACCACGCAAGAATTGTGCGATATTGGCAGAGTTAGAAGTGTCTTTAGGGAATCCAGATAGAGCCATTTGGATGTCTTTATCCGTTGCAGGGCCAGGTGGCAATGCTTTAATTGCTGCGCTGTTACGCAAACGAGTGTATTCCTGACGCAAAGAAGTCTCATAGCCTTCTGCACCAATTGTAGACTTAGCAAACTCACTAAGGCTAGACAACTTGCCATAACCACCAAGGCTTTCAATTCTGTTTGCCAGATCATTGAACTGGTCAGCAGATTGTTTAGCAGTAGCAGCTACGACAGCATTCTCGTTAATCAGTTTACGAGTATCAGCAGGAATCTCTGTATTCAATTTGTTAATCTGAGCCAGTTTCTCCAACACATTGACATTAGTCATCTGAGTGTCTAAGTTCAATTTAGCACCTCGAGTACCAATCTCACTCTGCAGATTCTTAATGTTCCAAGTCTTCTCTTGCAAACCAAGCTCTTGCGCTCTTTGAGTAAACTGAGACTCAATAACTGCTTTAGTAGCATCTGCTGACTTTTTAAGCAATTCAGCTCGTTCTGTTGGAGATGCCACATCTGCTTTAGCTTGTGCAGAAACAGCTTCAGCCGCCAGTTTATTGGTCTTAGCAGCCGCTTCTTGTGCTTTATAGATGCTTTCCAACTCAGCACGACCAGCAGGAGTCTGTAACAATTGTGCTTCAACACGCTTGATGTCATAGCTTGGGCCACTAACACCAGCACCAGGCATCACATTTCCTTCATCATCTTTCAATGGGAATTGTGTTGGTTGACCATACATGGTTGGTTGACCAGGTTGGAATGCTTGCTGAGAAATCTGACGAGCCTGTAAAGCTTCTTGTTGAGCCTGAATTTGGGCCTGTCTTTGAGTCATTTGGTCAGCAGTTGTAAGCAAACGCAAAGCTAAGTCTTGATTACCAAGTTGACTTGCTTTTTGAGCAGCTTGAGTCAATGCAACTGGATTAGTAATGTCCAAACCACGCATGATCTCTTGTTGCTGAGTAATCATTCGCAATTGTGGGTCTTCAGCACCAAGCAAACCACCAACAGCACGACCAAGACCAGCAGCGCCTGCATAAGTCATAGCCGCACCTCGAGCCTCAGGAGACATATTAGACAACTGAACACCTTGATTCAAAGCAGCCATCTGCTGTTGTTGACCATACATTTCGGGAGTTAACCCGAATAAGCTAGGAATAATATCTGCCATTTTGCTCTCCAATTAAGTCCAATATCCAGGGTTAGCAAACTCACCAACTGCTAGAGGATTTCCTGCTGTGCCAGTTGTTGGTGACGAAAATAGACCTGTAGTCCAGTTAGCTAATCCTTGTCCAAGCAATGATGTTGGGCTACCCAATCCACCTAATACTGTTGCATAAGGGTTAGTTGTAGCAGCATTGCTTGTAGCAAGTCCTGAACTCAATTGAGCGCCAGTTAAGCCTAAACGACCAGCATTAGCGCCTGCTTGTGCTTGTTGTTGAGCAAGTGCGGTACTCATGCCAAATGGTTGTTGTCCCATTGTTTCAAGGTTTTGAACTTGTCCCAAAGCAGTTGTATATGGTGCATAAGCCGCTTGTTGGCCTGCGTAATATTGACCCATAGCGCCAGCACCTTGACCAAGCAATCCTGCACCAAATGCAACTTGTTGTTGACCCGCTTGTTGAGCATTAGCAGCCAATTGCGCCTCTTGCATTGCACGAGCATTAAACAAAGCCTGTAATTCAGGTGTTGTAGCACCATAATTTCCACCTTGAGCAACTGCCAAACCAGATCGACCTTGTTGTTGCAATTTGTTCTGCAAATTAGCCAACTCAAGTTCACGACCTGGCTGTAACAAGTTCATCTGCTGAGTAATATAGCGTTGAGCAACTTCTTCAGGAGTCTGAGCCAAGTATTTATTGCCAAGGTTAAACAAACTTTGAGCGCCTGTTTGCAAAGGAGCAAATTGTGCTTGTGCTTGTTCTGCTTGAGTCAATCCTGCATTAGACAAAGCCATCAAACGATCTTGTTGGGCTTTAGCCTCTGGAGTTAACTGATAGCCTGCACTTACCATCTGACCAGTTACAGGATCATAGGTAAATTGAGAAGTACCAAATCGAGTGGTCATGCCAACAGGACGGAATTGAGCCGCTTGTTTGGCAGCAGCAGTCTCAGCATCAATACGAGCTTGAGCCGCTTGAGCCGCTTCTCTGGAAGTCTGTTGTTGTAGCAATCCACCAGCAGTAGACAAACCACCAGAAAACAAACCAGCTAATTGTTGAGCAGTTAAGTTACCAAGTAAATTAGTCCCTGCATTTGTAAGCAAGTTTGTAGCCGCTGTGTTTAATAGAGTACCCGTAGGAGTCAAACCTGGAGTACCCGTAGGAGTCAAATTTGGATTACCCGTGGGAGTTGAACCTGGAGTACCCACAGGAGTTGAACCTGGAGTGCCAACAGGAGTCAATAATCCAGAAGTGGTTGCGTCAGCTGCTAGTTTTTTAGCAACAGTATCAGCAGTAATCCCGCCTGCAGCGCCAGTTAACAAACCACTTCCGCCAGTTAAACTAGTAATGGTTGGAACAGTTGCTCCAGTAGTTAAAGCCGCAGCCAATGTCTCAGCACCAGCTGTACCTCCTGCACCACCAAGAGCCAAATCTAATTGTGCTAGTTCAGCAGCAGTTAATCCTGTTGTGCCAACAGTTCCTGCACCACCAGTCAATAAACCGCCAGCTTCAGCACCTACTGTAGCACCCGTAGTAGCACCTGCTCCAGTAGTAGAAGCACCACTTAACAATCCTTCAGCTCCTGCACCACCAATGCCACCTAAAGCGCCAATACCACCCATGACACCAAGAGCAATCAATGTGTCTTTAGTTAGGTCAGAACTAGAAGCGCCAGTAGTGAAAAACTGTGGATTTCCTTGAGCATCAAACTGGACACCATAACCAGTATTACCTTTGCCACTATAAGTTCCACCAAAGAAACTACCAATCTGGCGTTCGCCATAAGTGTTCTCTAGCTCTTGTCCTGTTTCTTTGTTGTAGTAAACATTGACTGTTTGTTCAGGAGTTTCACCTGATTCATAGTACATGGCGGGCTTAACTTCTTGCCTGACACCAAACTGCTTAATGTCAGTAATTCCTGCATTAGCAAGAATTCGAGCCATGTCAGCAGCATTGGCTTGAGGAGAGCCTTTACCCTCTCCTTGCCATTTAGATGAGTCACTAGAAGCAAGAATTTGCTTAACTAAGTTGTCAATAACCTTTTGATCGACTGCCATGATATTTCCTTACAAATTGCCTGTTAGTGTGCTTGGGAATTTCCGTTGATTGCCAGGCCAAATAATGCGAACAGCACCAACACCGCCTGCTCCACCAACTCCACCTTGAGGAGCGCCACCACCACCTCCATACAAACCACCAGCGCCACCATCAGAATCAGCATAATTTCCACCAGATGTTCCACTAGAGCCACCGCCACCACCAGAACCACCAGTTCCACCAGCACCACTAGAACCTTCTCCAAGTATGCCTACACCGCCACCGCCACCCATACTTTTATTGAAATTGGCAACAGAGCCACCTCCACCGCCTCCACCTGAGCCATCACTTCCATTGCTACTGGTGCTTCCGTTAGCTGCGCCATTGCCACCATTACCAGAATAGCCACCAGCACCACCACCAGCACCACCAAAGCTACCTGATCCACTATTACCGCCATTACCACCGCCAGTTCTAGCTGATCCACCACCTGTACCGCCAGTACCATCATAAGTACCATGACCAGCATAAAGAACGGCAGTACCATTAAAAGATGATGTTCCACCATTGCTACTAGTGCCACCAGGGCCTACAACTACTGTGTAAGAAGTACCTGGCGTGACTGGATAATCATTTGCGTATGCTAAAGCACCACCACCGCCACTATGTGCATCATCTGTATAAGACTCAGCACCACCACCGCCACCAACACAAACAACAGAAACAGAAGTTACCCCTGCAGGGCAAGTCCATGAATATGTGCCTGCTGTTGTATAGGCTTGTTGTCCAATAACTTGGACACCTGACAATAGTGAGTTAATTGCAGCAAACATTATGGTGTGTAACCTTGTGAGAAAGAACCATACCAATTTGTACCATCAGCAACAAATGTCAAGATGTCCATCTTTCCTGCAGTTGTTGTGATTGTTGGCGCTCCAAGAACATTCCATTTAACACCAGTAAATGTTGCACTTCCACCGCCAGTAGTTGCAGCCTGTTTTAGCAACAAAACAAAAGACTTTCCTGCAGTAGCAGTAGGCATTGTGAATGTGCAAGCAGTAGATGCTGTCAAAGTAGCAGTTTGAACAGTTCCACTAGTCAATGACAAAGTACTAGAACTAGAAACAGTACCAATAGACACGACACCTTCTGTATAGTTATTTACAGTAGGGTTAGTCAATGTCTTGTTTGTCAGAGTCTGTGTATCAGTAGTTCCAACAATCGAGCCACTAGGAGTATTAGAAGAATCTAATTTAGTAGCAATGGCTGTCTGAATGTTATTGAACTCAGTATCAATCTCAGTACCTTTAACAATCTTTAAAGGATTGCCAGAAGTGAGATTATCCTTAGACGCAAAGTCTGTACTTTTGGTGTAGTCTGACATATCAATTACCTCGTTTTACATTTGTAAGAATTAAGTAGATCATGCTATCTTCCCATTCTTAGCTTGAATTTCAATTTTCTGAATAGAGCATTGTGCTCCGTTGATAGTAAGTTCATATCCAGTCTGAACAACCTTACCTGATCCACTTGCAGATACTGTCAATGTGTTTAATGCGATACCATCAGAGTAGTAAGCAAGCGTTGTCGCATTAGCTCCATATTCAGCAATACCATATTGAGCAACACCTTGAATAGGAATTGTTGCATTAGCACTCAAGTAATTAGTTTTAAAATCAAATCCCCACTTAATAGTGACAGTTTGATTTGTTCCACCAATGACAACAGCAGATATCTTTTTCAAGATTGATGTCTGATTAACATTTCCAAGGTCTGCATTGTTTGTGTAATACAACATCCGATAAGATGCAGTATCGTCAAGATACCCAGTATGCGTTCCAATGTAACCATTCTTACCTAAGTACAAATCACCATTTCTACGAGATAAGAATGCAGTTGGTTCAATAGAGTCCCAAGTTGTTACTCGTGAAGAGCCATCTTGCAACATGACTTTAGTGTCAAAGCAGTAAACAGACTTATAAGTTGGCATTGTGAGCAAGTAAAAACCTTCACGCTCAGAATACACAGACTTAATGTTTGCCAATGTTTGACCAGCAACTGCAGTCATCAAATCATTGCGAACATTCTTAGACAAATCACGCTCTGGTGCAGACTTCTCTTGAATGGTTCTCATCAAAGAACGAACACCACTATTTGACAAGAAAACAACATCAGAGCTAGTTGTTTGAACAGAGTCTCTAGCCAAGCATCCAATGCCACCAATGGTATCGTATAGACTCATTGTTGATGGTGTTGTAGCTCCTTGATAAACCAAGATTTGACGCTTACCAAAGATAAACAAGAAGCCATTGTGAGCAGCCAATGCTTGTACTTCATCAGCACCATTAGGCCAAATCTGATTAACATTCAATGAACCTGAAGTGCCACCAGTCCAAACATGACCAGTTAGCAAATCAGAAAATGTGATAGTTGTTTTGTCACTAGAAGTATTAGCTACCCACAAGCGACCAAAGGCAGAAATTGCCAAGTTTGCCAATGGAACAGTACCGCCATAACCAGACTTCTCACTTGCTCTGCGATAAGTAGTAGTACTTACTGCAGGGTCGTATATCAAAGGATCATGGCCTGTTTGAAAGAAATATGTAATTCCATTCAAAGATGCACATTGCCAGTTACTAGCAGTAATCGTAGGAGCAGTACCACCACCCCCATAGGTCAACTCAGTAACTGCATTTGATGTACCGAGCTTAAACAACTTATTGTTGCCAGCAAACAAAACAGTCAAAGTGCCATCAGTCTGAACCAACTCATGAATAACACCAACATCATTTGCACCAAGGTTTCCAGAAGATGAATTAACCTTGCTCCAGCCCTTACGAGAGCCAATGCGACCATATTGGTCAATGACACAGTTAGTTGCGACTAAAGCAAATCCAGCAGCCAAATCTAATGGGCTGTCTTGCGTATTCAGGCCGTAGAAGCCTGGCGCAGATATGCTGAAGGTTTGGATAGCTTGAGCCATTAAACAGCCTCAAAAGAGCCAAATTCAGGATAACGAGTAGCCTCTGTTGCAATATAGTCAGACAGCATAGACTTATACAACTGATAAGCCTCAGAAGAATTCAATCCACCATCCTCACCACGCTCAACCAAAGCTCTTGCATAAGCGTTCTGAACGACTAATTCAGCAGGGACAGAAATAACTGTACTGTCACTAGACAAAACAGCTTGTGGAACGATTAAGCTGAACTTAATGGTATATACGCCATCAGGAATCGGGAACAATGTGACCTTGGTGTCGTAGTTAGAATCTACGCCATCAAATGTGTAATACATTGGGATAGAACTTGATGGAGTACCAAAGTTCAGAAAACGATTCATATTGGCGAACGGAATGTTCTCAATACTGATCTTGCTAGTAGAGTTAATAGCGTCTTGAACACGGAATTTCTGACCAGCACCAGTCATTGAATAAGAATAAGTGCCAGATGTAGTGGTCAAAGTTACTGTAGTGCCAAGAACATTCCACTCATAAGCATCTTCAATCTGACGCTTAGCATCATTGACAAACTTGCCAATCAATGTTGAATAGGTTGTTTCGGAAACAGTAGAGACTTCCTCTTCACGCAGGCGAACAAGCACATCATTGACTGCTTGCAAATAGGTTGTCATTTCTTATTCCTCTCTGAAATCGCTTTAGCTTTTGCTCTAGCGTCTGCCTTGGACGATGCGCCCCAAGCCTTCAGAGATAATAAGAGTCGGGTAGGCTTCCCATCTTTCATCTCAGGCCCAGGCATATTGCCCATGCGTGCTAAAAAGGATGCCCTACGAGGGTTGTCTCCCGACTTTACTGGTGGCTTTAAATGACCACCTGTTTCTGCATTATACGATGCTCTGCCCTTGGCGTTCAAGCCACCTTTAGGGTTTTGGCCTGCTTTTGTTTGCCAAGTTGGAGATTTCATCACTTCACCTTTTTTGGTTTCTTCGCAGTTTTAGCAGCCGCCTTAAAAGCCTCCGCAGTAGGAGCGCCCTTAGAGCCGACTTTACGCATCTTTTCACCCGAACCAGCCTTGATGCGTTCTTGTTTAGCATGAATGTTAGCGTAAAGACCTTGCTTCATTTCATTTTCTTTGGCTTGGATTTACCAGCTTCTGACAAAGCAATTGCAATCGCTTGCTTGCGAGAAGTCACTTCTGGGCCTTTTTTAGAGCCAGAATGGAGTGTTCCAGACTTGTACTCACCCATAACTTTGCCAATTTTCTTGGCTGCAGCTGCTTTTTTCATGGTTTCTCTTTCGTAATAGGCCCACCAGACTTCCAAGCATCACAAGTACGGGCCGCTGCACAAGTGAATTGAAACAAGTCACAATAACCAAGATCAGCCGCTTTGATGAAGTTTTCATCATAAGACAAGCCTTCTTCGTTCTTCTCCAAGCCTGATTTGATGCATTCCATCATCTTTGGAGTCTGAATAAAAGCAGCACAGTTACCACACCTCATACCCTTAATGGTATTTGTAGGAGCGTTGTACATCTTTGCCTTTTTTAACCAAAAAGCATCATTTGCTTCATTAGGATTAGGTGGCCCATAACCAAACTTCTTAAACGCATTGTTGCGATTTTTTAGGTTAATGGTTATATCCTGAGTGGATATAGGGCAAGTTACACCAGTTAGTAGGCTCATCTGATCACCTTAGTGGCTACAAAAGAGATAAATCCACCAACTACGGATGCAATTGCCATACCGACAAACATACCGCCTTTGGACTTATTAGCCATCTCTAAAAGCAGTTTGATGTCTTCACGCATAGCATGAACTTCTGATTGGAGAGCCTCAACTTGAGCTTCTAGCTTACCAAACTCTCTTGGGTCAATCTCAGACATTTGCTACCTTTCTTGGCCTGCCAGCCTTCTTGACAGGAGTTGGTGGTTTTAGAACTAGCTGTTTATCGTTGTTCTCAACTTCTTCTATATCAATTCTGACATAACCTTGATGACCAACCATGCTCTGAATATCTTGTGGTTGGGTAAAGGTCACAGTTTGACCGCTTTGAAGACAACGATAAGTAGCCATATTCTTATGAAAATGGGGGTTATTAGCCCCCATTTAATTAGACCATGCGAGCCACGACTACACGAAGAGTCGAAGATGCCAAGTCAACAGTTGATCCAGACTCGTTTTGAATGCGGAATTTGACTGTGTTTGCAGCAGAGACATAGCCTGTTACTGTCAAACCAACCAAATCAACACCCAAAGATGCGCCAATGACCATATCACCCAAGGCTACGCCAGGGATTGTAATATCGTCAGTCTCGCCTGCACCATCAACCAATGAACCAGCGTCCAAAGTAGCCTTAACTACCCATGTATCGCTGAAAATGCCACGGAATGTATCGTTACCACGACGAGATGTTACCGAAGATGCGGTTGCCATATTAGTTCTCCAATTAGATTAAAAAAGTCCCCCCACCGATTAAGGCAGGGGGTAATTGGCTACTGCAATTAAGCTGGAACTGCCAGAGCGTAAGCGCTGGAAGACAAGGCTGCACCAGTTGTTGCGGCTGTGCGAACAGCTTTCACGCCATACAGAGTGTCAGATGTAAACAAGGTAGCGAGGTACTCTTGTTTGTACTGAACTTGTGAGCGCACACCAACTTGCTCAACCAGAACCATAGAATCCTTGTGGCCCATCAAGCAGATGCGGTCAGTACCAGAGTTACCAGCACCGAAGTCAGCATTGCTTGTTGTGAACACGGGGATACCATACAGTTGACCGATTTCACCATTGCGGATTGCGTCACCATTGCCCACGAAAGCCTGTTCTGTGTAACGAGCCAAGCCCATCAATGTGTTACGGCTTGAGGGAGGAATGATGAAGAAGCGACCATCCATAGGAGTGTCGTTGTCATCCAAACGCTGAATAGTGCGACGAATAGCAGCATCAGTCAAAGCAGCGGCATTAGAGGTAGTGCTGTTATAAGCAGTAGTACCATCAGAACCGATATAAGCCTTGGTAGTTGTGTTGCTAGTAGCGTAGTCGTTAGTACCAACTGTAGCGCCATTGAAGTAGCGACCCAGTTGAACCAAGTCAGTATCTACTTGCTTAGCCAATGCATAACCAGCGTCTGCTGTATAAAACTGACGCAAGCTGTTCAAGGCTTGTGCTTCAACGATGTCTTCGATCAAACGGCTATATTCATAGTGCTTGTCGATAGCGATCTGGACTTCAGTCTCAGTAGCAGCAATCAGGGTAACTGCTGTAGAAGCAGCTTTAGCTGATGCAGAACCACGAGTGGGGGCTGGAATGTGAACTGTGTCACCTTTCTTGCCCTTGAAGTTCATTTTGTTGACGATGTTTGCCAATACAAGGTTTTTCTTGTAGGCGGCAACAATCTCATCACTCCAGATTTCTGGAATAAAGGTTGCTGCTGTGGTTGTGGTTACTGCTGGGGTTGGAAAAGCCATGATTAAATCTCCAAAATAAAGTTATTACCGAACCCTGCCCTCTGCGTATGCCTGCATGATCTCATCACTTAGTGCATCGTATCGGTTAGGGTCTTGCATTTTCAGCCGAATAAGGTCTGCCCTTCGATAAACCTTACGAGAAGACTCACCAGAACCACCTACATCAACTCCTACAGCTTTAAGACTTTGCTTGCGTGTAGCCTCATTAGAAGCCTCACTTTGCTGTTTCTTAACGCCACGAAGTTGCTTATATGTGCTTAACAGCTCATTGGCAGAATCATAGTCAAACTCAGCATCAGCACGCTTGAATAACTCAATGCGAACAGGGCTAGATTTCACCCAATTTGCAAAGTCCTGATCTTTAGCTATATCGCCAAAATCGGGATGTTCTTGCGCTAACTTCTGTTGAATCTGTGTCCTTTTCAATTCTAGCGTTGCTTGTCGCGCAGCTATGATGTCAGGGTGACTATCAACTGTCTTCTGAACTGCCTTCTTTGGGTCTTCAAAAAAGTCAATCTCAGGTTCGTCCTGCCTAATAGGTTGTTGTTTAGACCCAAGGTTCTGTCTGATAAGTTCATCGGCTAGTTTTCTTACTTCGCCAACCTCTTGAGCCTGCTTTCCAATCAGCTTTTCAGCCTCTTGGTGCATTCGTACAATTTCATCTAAACTTTTATCCCTATATTTTTCAGGGAGTTCAGGTTTTGTAGCTTTTTGCTCTTCGATTTCTAACTCACCAGGCAATTCTTTGTCATCATCAACTAACATATTTTTCCTTTTTCCTGCCGTCAATCGGTTGTAGGAGATTCAACTCGGCATTATTGCTTATGAGTTGAGTTTGCGCTCACTCTTTAACTTGTCGGTATGACTCTTTCCAAATTTGGAATGAGCAGTAGGGAATGCTCCCGACCATCCTTCAAGCTTAAAAGCTGGCGCAGATAAAGTGCGGTTGGCAGTTGCTCCACACTCACACATTAGACTGATTGCCTCATAATCAACCAATCTTTCTGTTTTGTGTCCATTTTCACAGACGAAATCAAACATTCTTCTCATTTAGTTCCTCATATGCTCTCTCGCTGACTTGTTTTAAGTTTTTCAGCCAAGTGAGTATAGAAAGTTCACCTTTTCGGAATTGTAGACTTTTTTCGTCACTAATTGTTGCAATATTATTCAAAGGTTCAATCATATTGTCAATATCCTCTAAAAGTTGTTTCCAACCTTCAGAAGCCATCATTGAGAACCTAGCCTCATAATATTTCTGTAATTCAGGGGTCATGCGCCATTTCCTGAATCAATTGTGATTGTTTCTACTACTGGATCAGGGCGAGTCTGCACTTCTACTGTGTAAACCATGCCATTTTCTACATAAGGATCACAACCTACTAGCATTTGAGTAGCTCTGTCATGTTCTTTGAAGATGCTAACCTTTAAACAGCCATTCTCAGTAAAGAAGTCATCATTTGGGCCAGTCACAGGAAATGATGTATTTGAGAATAACTCACGATAGTGTCCAACTGTGATAGTTCCATTTTCTAGTTTAGCAATGTTCATGTTTATCCTTTATCTGCAAATGCTGCTGTAGGGGCTGTAAAGTTTGCTGTGTACCGAGCATAGCCTTTGGTGATTCGTAAATCGTCTATGTAGCCTGTCAAAGTAGTTGATAGTCCACGGTTAATACCAATTACAAAGTTGTCTGTACTGCTTACATTAAAAGGTGAAGAAGATGTGCCGCTTCCGTTTGCAACGCCATTTAAATAATGTGTAATAGTAGAGCCAGACCTAACAACTGCAACATGATTCCATTGTGAGGATGGAATTGTGTTTGTGGTTTGCAAAGAAAAACCTGTTCCAGTTTCAAAATACAATTTATTTGTTGTTGAATAAAAAACAAACGCCCATCCAGATGTAGGTGGTGCTGAATCATCTGAGTTTGCACAAGAAACAATGCCCCCATAATTTCCGTGTGCTGTGTAATACAACCAACATTCAATGGTGAAATCGCCTTGCAATGATGCAATAGGAGTAGTCAGATTTTTTAAGTAATCCCCAGTCCCATCAAAATACATCGAGCCAGTACCATACTTCTTAACGCTTGTAGAAATCTGTGCATTGCCCACAGTTTCTAAGTCGTTCATCATGGCGTTGTCTAAGATGCCAGCGTTGGTGTAGTTGAGCAGCAGCTGCGTGTTGGTAATGGCAGTGAGCGGGGCTGTTGGAGGAGTGAATGCGCTGTTGTAGAGCGAAGTTCCTTTCAAGAACCGGACATCCGACAAATACCCATTGAAGGGATTGCCTCCAGGAGTCGCGCCAAAAGACCACGCATCCGTGTTGTTCACTAGAGCCGCGCTGCTTGTTACTGTGTTTCCGAGAACACCATTCAAAAAGAGTCGGATCGAAGTCCCGCTTCGACTTGCAACGATATGGTTCCACTGATTGGGAACAATGGTTCCGATGCTCACACCATTTGCAATGTCGTATGAAGACCCATTGCTACTTGCGTAGAAGACAACCGTGCCGCCGGATGTGTAAAAAATAAACGGGGAATATCCGGCGGTGCTTGCTCGCTTGTCGATCAAAGCCGGAGTGCCGGAAGTGGACAAGTAATACGCCCACACTTCCACCGTGAAATCTCCAGAACCAAACTCGGTATTGGCGCTGTCTGGGGCCGTCAAATAATCTCCACTACCATCAAAGTACCCAGACCCACCAATCACGCTTGTGGAGTAGGCAGTTGTAGGGCTAAATGGGCTGAAGCGTTGGACGCTTACATCTCCAGTTTTTGTAATGGTATATGCATTAGACGAATTGTCAATAAAGCAATTGCTCTGGCAAATCAATGCTTGCGTTCCGCTAATAGCTGTTAATGGTGCTGTAGGTGGCGTAAAGTTTGTGGAATACAAACCTGAAAGCACCAATCTGTAATTGGACAAGTAGCCAGTCCCCGGTCTTGCGCCAAGAAAAGCGTTGTACCAAATTCTTCCATTTGACGCTACGTAAGTTGTGCTGTCTGCCCAAGTACTTCCAACCTGTACACCATTAACAAAAAATCTTGTGCTACCACTTACACGGCTTACGGCAATGTGCGTCCATGTATTTAATGCTGGTGCTGTGGAGCTAGTAATAACCGATGAACCACCAACGGTATAGTCAATCGAGCTGGTTGCGGCCAAACCAATGGTGATATATGAGCCATTGGTACTATTTGGTCTGTAATCAATATTTGTGACGCTGGTATTGGTTAAAAATATCCAAAACTCAACAGTAAAGTTACTTGTCCCAATAGCAGTTCCACCACTTGAGCCAATGGTTAAATAATCCCCAGATCCATCAAAGTAAGCTGACCAATTATTCCCATACGGTGTAAACGTGCCTTGGGTTGTATTGCCATTACGAGTAATGGTGAAGTTGTTTGTAGATGAGTCTAAGAATGTATTGTTCTGTGCACCATTAGTACCATTACCATGTAACAACATCGTTACATAGTTAAACTGAGGGTCTTTAGCGTCTGCGCTACCTGATTTGGATGCTGCGAACATATATTATTGTGTGTAGTTTTGACCAATCGTAGTTCCATACCACGATGTCCCATCACTAAAGAACGAAAAGATATCTTGTTTACTAGCAGTACCAGTTACAGTTGGTGCAGTAGCACTAGGCCAATTTACTGTTGACCATGTAACAGATCGTGAACCAGTTGCATCTTGTCTAAGAACAATAACAAAAGACTTTCCAGCAGCTGCTGTGGGCATGGTTATAGTTGCATTTCCTGTCAAAGTCAAAATCTGAACAGTACCATTAGCCAAAGATACAGTAATTGCTGTGCTTGTGTTAGCTGTATAAGCAGTTTCTGTATAGTTTGTAACAGTTGGGTTTGTCAGAGTCTTATTTGTTAGTGTCTGTGTTGCAGAAGTACTAACAATATCAGCAGAGTTAAGCTGAGAGCCAGTCGGAAGATTTACAGTATCTCCAGATGCAAGTTCACCAAGTGAAGTTACATCTGAAGCGGTATATATAGATTTAACAAGATTAACGACAGCCATAAGTTACCTCATTAGATAAGTGCGATGTTCTTGGCAGTACCAGAACTATTAAAGAAAGGCAGATATGAGTTACTTATCAAAGAAATAGTATCAGATGTGCCATCAGCTTTATAGAATGGGAAAACAAGAGTTGCACCACCACCAGTAGATGCAATTGTAATTCCACCAGAAGAGTTAGTGATTGTTATATTGCTACCAGCAGTCAAAGTAGATGCTGTATAACCAGTTCCGTTGCCAATTAACAACTGTCCATTAGTAGGTGTAGTTGTTAATCCAGTACCACCATTAGCGATAGGCAAAGCAGTACCGCTATATGTCATAGCCAAAGTACCAGAAGTGGTAATTGGGCTTCCTGAGATGCTAAAAATAGATGGAACAGTAGCAGATACAGAAGTAACAGTACCAGTATTAGAAGTATATCCATTAGGATTTGACGATGGATATGCACCCAATGCTGTTAAAGCATCTGCAGCAGTAGTAGCTCCTGTGCCTCCATTGGCAATAGGTAAAGCTGTACCACTATAAGTAATTGCCAAAGTTCCTGAAGAAGTTATTGGTGAACCACTTACAGATAAGAATGATGGAACACTTGCTGCAACAGAAGTAACTGTACCTGAACTACCACTAGCGGCAATGGTTTGATTAGGCCATGAACCAGTAATAGAAATATTAGTTCCAGCAACTAATCCTGGTGTTGAAGTTCCAGTTCCACCATTAGCAACAGCAACAACTCCAGTCACATTTGATGCAGTACCAGTTGTGTTCTGATTCAAAGTAGGAATGTCAGCTGCAACAATTGCTCTGAATGTAGGCGCTCCAGATGAACCATTAGGAGAAGCTAATACATAGTTTGCAGTTTTAGAAGCATAAGGGTTCTGGGCGTCACCATAACCAGATGCAAGACTAATTGCAGGAGTTGCACCACCACTTGAAACAACTGGAGATGTAGCAGTTACATCAGTAACAGTTCCTTGTGGATTAGATGCTGTTGTAACGCTAGTCACACGACCATAAGTGTCAACAGTAATAACTGGAATCAAACTTGATGAACCAGTTGTTCCTGCAGTAACTACGCCACTTGCTAAGTCAATAGCAGGAGTAGTTCCACCAGAAGATGTAATTCTTCCTGTTGAGCCAGAAACGGAAGTAACATAAGTGCCAGCAGCTTGCTTATTGTTAAATGTATTCCAGTCTGTGCTAGACAAATAACCATCAGTTGATGTCGTTGCTTGACTAATGCTAATAGCAGGAGTATTTCCACCACTAGAAGCAATAGGGGCAGTACCTGTGACGGATGTTACTGTTCCAGTATTAGATGTATATCCATTTGGGTTAGATGCAGGATAAGCACCCAATGAAGTCAATGCGGCAGATGCTGTTGTAGCTCCTGTACCACCATTGGCGATAGGAAGCGTACCATTGACACCAGCAGTCAGAGAAACTGTGTTCTTTTCCCAAAGTGAAGTTGTTGAGTTGTAAACAATAGTCTGACCATTGCTAGGAGATTGAGCTGAAACATTGTGCAACTCATCTAATTCATAGCCGTTCTGAACTTTAACAAATAATTTCCCATGAACAGCATGAGCATATTCAACTACTGCTACATATACCAAATGATCTGGAGCATAAGGTTTAGTAGTTGTATAAGTTCCTGCGGTTGTAGGACTTAAATATAGTTGAGCGCCATCTGTATATGCAGAAGTATCAATATCAGTAACCAATCCAATGATGGTCACATAACCATTAGAGTTATTGGCTAGATCGGCACTCATCACGCCCAATGTTTGAGCAGATGTTGAGTCACCAGTAGCAATAGCCTTGCTTACTGTTGGAAGTTGACCAGTAGCGCCAGTAATGTAAACAACTGTACCTTTAGTTAAGGTTGCACCAGTTGTATTTCTTACTTGAACAATAACATTGGTGGTAGACGCTGCTACTGCTACAGACAAATCAGCCACACCAGATGCTGTAGAAACGCTCACAGAACCATCTGTTGAAGTAATGCTACCAATGGCATTAACATCGGTATAAGTAAGCGTTACAGCGCCAGTTTGACCATTTACACTTGTAACCAAGTTGGTTTGGTCAATCTTCTGCCAAACAGAACCATTGAAAAGTAACCAGTCACCTACTTGCCAATCGGTAATCCCATTTAGATTAGTTGATCCAGCAGTAGAAACAATGTAGTAATAGCCATTTGTGCCAGTACTAGAAGCAAGAGTAGGCGTGTTGGTAGAGGCATTCCATGTTCCTTGATAACTCAAACCACCAGCGCCACCAACAGTAGCCCATGAAGTAGTCGTTCCATCTGTAGTTAGAAACTTACCAGAATTTCCTGTTTGGCTAGGAATCAGAGTGTTAATCTGAGTCTGCAAAGATGCCAAAGTATCTAAGACAGATTGAGAAGTGCCACCACCATTAGTGATAACTTTGATCTGGCTTGCCAACTCCATTGGTACGATTTCACCAACATTGAGTTCATTGCCATTAGACAATGTAATAACTAAGCCACCATCAAAGTCAATATAAGCGTTAGTTACAGAAACACCATCTCTACCATCTACGCCATCACGACCAGCAGGGCCTTGCATACCTTGTGGGCCTTGCAGACCATCACGACCAGGCATCCCGTCTTTACCATCTTTGCCATTAACGCCATCTTTGACGCTTTTGACTTCAATAAGTTTTTGTTCTAGCTTATTGCCAAGATCATCGTATCTTGAGCGGATATCTGCTTCAATTTTCTTAAGAGCTTGAACAACAAGGTCAACATTCTCGCCAACTTTTTGTTTTTGCAATGCTCTTGCTTGTTCTACAGAGCTTCTGACCGAATCGAGAATTGCCTGTTGCTGTTCAGGCGTCATTTCTTTAAGGATTAAGTCCTTTACGAGACTTTCAGCGTCCATTGCTTAACTCCTTGGTCAACTGATCTAAGAAATCTTGTTCCATCATTGAGACTTTATTCTGCTTTTCAGCCATTTGCATCTCAACAATCTTAGATTTATTCTTAATATCAGCCTCTTTGAGCATTAATTCAGCAATCTTGACTCGCTTGTTAAACTCATCTGATTCTTGACCAGCAGGCAAGTTCTTAGTAGTGCTACTAATCACTTTTGCTTGCATTTCTTGAGGCATCAACTGAGCTTCAACTGCCAATTTAGTAGCTTCAGCACGATTTTGCTCAGCCTGTGTCGCTTGGACAGCAATTTGAGCCTGTGCCAACTGCATAGCCAACTGTTGCTGAACTTGTTGCATCTGCTGGGCTTGTGGATCAGGCTTAGCCATCTGATCGAGCATCTGAATCAACTCATGTCGGTTAGACAGAGAAGAATTAGCCATGATGCCCTTCAAAATCACAGGCAAAACTGGTGTATTGGGGCCAAGAGTCTGCAACAAAGAGATGAATTGTTGTTGTTCATGCTCCCGAGCAATGATACCCAAAGCTGCAGTAGGAATAAACTTCAAGTCAACAGTAGGATAACGCTCTGGATCAAACTGCATATAGCGATAAGCAGCCTTATTAATGAACGGAATCATAAAGTCTTCTTGGAAGTTCACCAAGGTACGCTTGTACTTCTTGATAATCGAGGCAACAGCCATCGAAATACCGCCTTGATTGGCATCCCGAGAAACACTAGACACCATTCCGTTGCTATCTAGCGTACCAGTAGACTGCAAGAGCATTCTTTCGAACTCTTTGGCAGTATTCATGTTGCCAGGATCAGTATTACCGAACTTGAACGGATACAAAATCTCGTTAGGATTGCCGTTTGTCAGGATGTTCTTGCCTGGTTTCACTTCAAACTTAGCGCCACGAGGCAAACGAGTTGCATCCATCGCCATCATTGGGCTAGTAGTAAGCGCCAAAGAGTCCAAATGAGAACGAATCTGAGCGTCTACAGCCTTTTGTGAGTTGTAAGCCTTTTCAACAGTACCACGACCGAGCAAACGATTAGGAACTGTATCATCTTGGTAAGCAAGAATTGGACGATCCTTCATCATGTAAGGATTCTTTTCTGCTTTCAGAAGAACACCATCGTTAGCAATAACGACAATGGCTTCTACCAAGTCAGCATAATCGTCTTGAATTGAATCTTCAGGGAATAAATCCTCAACTTCAGCACCTTCTTCTAGCTTCTCAATGTATTCTCTAGGAACTAAACCATAGTAGGTAAGAAGTTTTACTTTATCGTCTTCATACTGAGTGATCTCTTGAGTAGGTTCAAGATCAGTATCCATTGAGTCAGTACCGATCTCTACCTTGCGATAGATACCATCTTCCTGACCTTTAACGACTTTATGGATAGAGACATACTTCTCAATCGCCACACCCATGCAGTCTTCAATAGAAGTGCCATTAGGGTCAAACAAGAAGTTCTTGGGGTTAACAGGAACAATCTTGACAGCGATACGATCTTTTTCTAGTACACCAATAGCAGCTTGGCCTGGTTGACCAGGAATCGGTTGAGTAGACGGAACAAAGATTTTCTCTGTTTTAACAACAATTTCACCAATACCAGTTCCGTATATTTCAGCCATCAACTCAATCTGGTCAATAGCCTTACGAATCTTATCAACTTTAAAGTCTTCCATCAGTTGAGCCTTAATCATGGCTACATCCAATGGGTTGTTGTTTACATCACGGATATCGTCTTGAATGTCAAAGAACTCACCTTGACCGAAGATAGCCTCCATGATCTCGGCATGGCGAGTCTCAACGGCTTGAGTAGTGCCAGGCGTGACAATACGAGAACGCTCAGATTCCCTAGTCTTGTCTTGTGCATCCCATTCACCACGGAAAATACGCTCATATTCGAGCCAATCAGTTAAATAATTGGTATCTCGATAATCACGCCAGCGATCACAATGGTTAACTACAAAGTTAACTAATTCTTTATCGCTCTCTGTTGGTTCTTGGAATTCCATCACACCCCCGATATTATGTCGATTGGCTGCCAGTCATCTTCTTCATCTTGTTCAAAGTACGAAGTAACTGCAAGCTGATCCATATATGATAAGGCATCTGGCAAGTCATCATGGACACCAGACGCAGGAAACATCAGAAGTTGGTCGATGAACTCATCCCAATTCTCTTCAGAATTAAGCACGATTCTGCCATGTTCGAACCTTCCTTGCAATGCCCAAATGACTCTATCTGTCTTTTTTCTGTTTCCGTGGGTCAAATCCTGAATATGCGAGTAAACATTGTTTTTCCGCATCAGGTCGCTCAGATATGGCAAAACAGCGTTCTTTAGCGCCCCCCTCTCGATTCCCACGCTAGTAGGTCTGTAATCCCTCATAGCCATCAAAATCTTGGCAGCAGTCTCACGAATATCCCATCTGCCATGAATGATCTCTTTGACAAACCACTTCCCATCGTCAGTTACCTTAACCACGCAGATAGCCGACTCATCCAGTCTTTTCTTGGAATTCCCAGCTTGTTTGGCAACTTCCTCAAATCCCGCAAGGTCAATTGAGATGAAATAGCTCCCATGCTCAGGTTCTACCCCATATTTGATCCACTCTTCCTTGAAGATATCACTTCCCGCATTAGAGAAAGAAGCCATATATTCCTGTTTAAAAGCAAAGGAACTAAGCGTCTTTTTGGCAGATTCAATCTCTATAGGATCAATCAAAGGGTTATCTTGGGTTGTAAAGTGCCAACTCTTCCAGTCTGGATCAGTACCCTCTTCCCCCAATTTAAAGGTGTCATAGAACCAATTGCGCCCTTTAGGAGTCCCAATAAATAATGCCCTACCCTTTTTGTCAGACAAAGAAGCCCGAATAACTTGTTCCCAAGCCTCAGGCTTAATATCCGCAACCTCGTCCAGTACCGCATAAGTCAAAGACACGCCACGAAGCGTATCAGGTCTATCAGCGCCACGGACATAAATCCTAGCCCCGTTTATCAGGGTAATGTCCAAGTTATTAACATGGCTACCTTGAATCACATCTCTACCTAACTCCAACAACAAGTCCCAGATAATTTGCCTAGACTGCCCCATAGTAGGGCTTACATAAAGCACAGCAGAGCCTTGTGGACACTTTAAACCCTCAATTAAGAGCGACACAGCAGCCATACGAGACTTACCGCACCTACGCCCAGCAGCCACTACCTTAAACCGAGTCTTATCCTTAAACACCTCTTGTTGCCAAGGAAGTAAAGAAAAATTAAGGTCTGCCATACTTGTCCTCTACATCCTCAACAGGGTTGGTATCTATCACAGTCGGCTCACCAAGACCACTAATAGTAATGCTTACAGATGATCTTTGACTCTTATCCTTCTCAAACATAGAAACAGGAAGAGTCCGATCAATACACATCTTCAAAGCCGCCATCTGACCAGGGTGCTCGTCATTCAAAGCAATCTCAATCACCTTCTGTGCTACATCCTTACCCCCAGAGCGAATCATCAACTCCTTCAACTCCTTTAACCTTTGATGGTCAGTCTTAGGCAATACAGCAGGCGGGTTATCAGCAAACCTCTGTATCGTCATCTTCACAGACCCCTTAGGTCTTCCTCTTCCACGCTTGAGTGCTGTTTCCATATTACCTTTCATTTTGCTTTTTCAGAGAGTAGTAGCCACCTTCAATTTTCACCACCACAACTCACCCCCTCCCCCCCTATCAATCCCAACCTACCCACCAATCAGTCAGCAATTGGTTATGAGTTATAACTAAATGCAAGAGGATTGGATGGTCGCTTATTTGGGTACTTTGATTACGCTTATCAGGGTACTTAATCTAATCCTATCTGCAGTCCTTACCTATCTAACCCTTCAATCCTTACCTACACTATCTACTAACAATGCCTATTCATTGGGGTTGTTCATTCTTTCCCGACCAGTTAGTTACTAACCCTATTGCCTCTACTGGTTCATCTACTCTGTATCCTATTGTATGCAGATGATGATAAATGGCTAATAGATTCTCGAAACCCTTAGATATGTTACCTTGTCCTGCTGTTAGTAGTATCTGTCTCTTGGGGTTGTCTAGTTTTCTTCGGAACTGCCTGGTATCAGCTTTCGGTGGTCTGGACATCTTTTCATCCTGCCTAATAAATAATTTAAGAAATTCTACCATTTAAGGGTTTTTACCTATTTATTTGCGTCACCAATGGGCTATTATTCTTTTACCGACCTAGCGGAACTAGGACACTTAATAGGAGTTAATCATGTCTAATCTTCAATCTACCATCGCTGATATCACTACTGCTGTTGTTATTGGTCTGGCTCTCTGTGTTGGGCTGCTTGCTTACTTCGACATCCTTGTGAAGTAATACTTTCTAGTTAAAATATACTCTCTTTGTGGTCTAATTCCAGTAGATTCTTGATAGTCTCGTTCAGAGCATCTATCTCGTCCATCTTCTGAATAGACCACATTCTCTTTTGTCCATGCCATCCTAGTATTGGATGCATGTGACAGTCCCTACAAAGGGCTATACAAGTGTATTGAAGACCTTGTTTGACATGGTGAGCATCACTTGGGCCACTTGTTCCGCATACTGAGCAAGGTAAAGACTTAACCAAGGCTAAGTGCTTTCTCTCTTTGGCATTTAGTTTGTTGTTCATTGAGTTGCTTTTTGCTCCATTCGGGCTGAGTATTGTTCGGTGCGCCAGCATTCAACCCTAGCTTGTGCTGCTGTCATTAACCATCTAAAACGCTCCTCCCTTTCTACGGCAGCCCTAATTCCTTCCAAAATCTCAATATATTCTGGATGTGCATAAGCAAATGTGTCCTGTTTTCCAAGCACTTCTGTCCCTGCCTGGCTTTTCAATTGTGCATGTTTTGATTTCCTGAACTCCTCCAAATACATCCTGTCTGCCTTTGCTTTGGCATATAGGGGTGCTGTGTCAATCAGGAATTGGATTGCTTTTGTTGGTTCATTCATGTTATTTCCACCACCAGATCACCATTGGATTTGATGTAATTTCTTGTTTTTTGGATATATTTCTCAAATTCAGCTCTAGAAATGCTCGATTGCTGTAGATCAGCATACTGAATCAGCTCTCTAATTGCTTGTATTGATTGACCATCTAAACCCATTTTCATGGTTTCTTGATATCTCGTGGCTGCTTTATGGAGTCCTTCTTGGGCTTTCTCACATATTGGCAATACTTCAGGCCCTATTCCGTTCTTTCCCATCATCTCGGACAGATTTAGGACATCTACTAGGGTTCTCCAGTCTGTTACTGTTCCCATGCCTTTTGTCATTGCATCTAGGGCTGAATACTCAAGAAGTCTGAGCTTATCCAGCTTGTCCCTCTGAGTTATTGATGCTCCCACTATTGCATGGGTCAGGGGGTCTATCAGACTCCACCTCTTGCGTTTTGTTGTCTTTCTGGTCATTGTCTTTTCCGAATATGGCATCCCATCTATTTGCGTATTCTTGATTGCTTACAGAAAATGGTCTACTTCGTGAACCTTTACTCATAATCGTCACACTCACAAATAAAGTTATAACAACGCAAACAATAGCCAGCATCCATCATTTGAAGACGAGCTTCTTGTCGGCAATGTTGATAATGCTTAAACACTTTAGTACCTTCAATATTGTCAATATCTTTAGGTAAATCAGCATCTAAAAATCTGGCAAATGCCTCAAATAAATCTTCGTTTTGCTTAAATACTCTTGCAGAACGCTCGATTAACTTTTTATTACCTTCAGTTAAATCGTCTATTTTCTTTTGTTGTTCAGCAATAATTCGTTCTAAACTCATAGAACCTCCATTTGCTTCAAAGCAGCCTGTAATCCTGCTAAACCACCTACTCTTTGGTCATTTATGAAGATTTGAGGCAAACCACGCACATTTGGATAAGCAAATTCAAAGGCTTTACGGACTGAAGCATCGTCCATGTCTTGCTCAATAAACCGCAAACCCTGAGATTTAAGAATTAGTTTGGCAGTTACGCAATTAGGACAACCCTTTTTTGTGTATAAAAAGATGTTCATGCTTGTCCCCTTGCTCGGATATAAATTGGGACATTGATTTTGTGTTGGTATTTCTGCGCTAAGTCAGCAGATGTAATCAAACATTCCGTCCCGTCAGGAGCAATAAAATAGTTGCCCAAATCTACGCATCTAAAACCTTCTTCTCTGTTTAAATCGGGAATTTGAAGCATGCAAATAACGCCTGTATTTTTAAATGTCATGCTTGTCCCCTTGCTCGGATGGAATTAGCCGCTAGTTTTGGTGTAAACCCACACATCAGGCAACCGCCTTGGTCATTCTGTGCAAACTCTATCAAAGCAGGTGCGCCTTCAATCATCTGCGCTATTTCCTCACGCTCGGCAGAAGCGACAAGGGCGGCAAAGCGTTCAAGGTATTCACTCAAGTCGTCATCTGGATGTATAGTGGGTGACAATATGTATGTCCTCCCTTCAGGAGCATGAAGCCCAGCCTCTCGTGCCATGCGAATAATGTCTTCTCTGTTCATATTGAAGTCCAGGCATAAAAAACCCATGACCAAAAGGCCATGAGTCCTAAAAGTATCAATTTCCACTCAAAACTCATACATCTTCCATTTTGTAGTTGAGTTTGTGGTGCTGAAAACGCATGGCTGCTTCCATTTCCAACTCTTTGAACTGTTCATCAGCCAATAAACCAATGACATCTCGTCCTTCAAACCAGATTTCTTTGATGTTTTCGTTATAAGTAGAGTCTTCGTCTTGCTCATACTCATAAACGACTGTAACGATCTCGCTACCAGCGCCTGTTGTTGTATCAAATTCCCATGTTGACATATATTTACTCCTGTTAAAAACTGTTAATTTACGCTTGTTTTTTTCTTTTTGAATAGGGATTTACCCTTACAAAATCTCTTCTTTTATTATGACTTCAACCATTCCTATCGTTCCGTAAACCTTCTTGGCATGAAGGGAGATTACTTGGCTGTCATCCAGAAACACAATTCCATTCATCCCGTCAAATACTGCTTTGCAATAGTTGTCAATGTCACTTTTCTTTGTTGGGTGTTCCTCTCCTGATAAACAAGCCTCAGTTCTCTTTTTGCTGTAACTGGCGGGGATAGGGAGGGTTATGTAGATATAAGCCGTTACAGGGGTCGTTAAAGGCTCAGAACTGCCCATTGCAAGCCTTGATGCCTCAGAAACCTTAGTTTCGTAGTCAACAGTAGTCTTGGGGCTATAAGTTGATACGAATTTACCTCGCCTTGCAAACCTTGGGCGACCTTTGGGTACTGGTGTTCCTACAACCATGAAGTTAACTATAAATGTCATTCGAGTTGCCCATCTTTAATTCTATTCATGTATTCACGGATACGATCTCTCGCTCCACGACCATAAATTCTTTCAGCTCGTTCTAGTCTGGCACGAATCAAATCTCGATTCTTGCTAGTCTCCCAATTACGATAGAGTTCCCTAGCTTCAGCAATCTCTAGGATTTGTCTGTCACTAGGGTTCTCTATGTTGCGTCTACTCCAAGTCACCAGTTAATTCCAATGCTTTGTTTATCAGGTGTAGTGGTACTGGTACGCCTTCACGCACCTTGTCCAGTAGTTTCATGGCTTGGTAGTAATTCATGCTTTCCTCACTACTTCTGCAATGTATTTACGAATATGGTCTGGCATTGGAGTAGCTTTCTTTTCATCAGCCTTAATCTTTTCCAAAGCAGGGTCAGGCTCATTTGACGCAGGAACTGTGAGCCTTATGTTGTCAGCAGGATTAGCTTTCGGTGCATTTGTGTTTCTCACCCAATTACGCCATGTAGCAAACCAATCTAGCTTTACACCTTTCTGACCAGCTTGGGCTATCCAGTAGTCCTTGAACTTGTCAAAGGTTTGAGCAGGATGAAGTTCTGGTCTTGTCTGTTTGCAGAATTCTTCCCATTCTTTTGGAAAAAGAAAATCATTGGCGAGGCGTTTGCCGAGTGTCTTCTTCTCTCTATTTGTCTCTGTCTCTGTCTCTCTCTCTGTCTCTGGGATAGCATCTTGCTTGCACTCTGCTAGCATACCGCTAACAACAGTAAAAAAGTTGTTATCAATCAATGGTTTAACACCATCTTTATATTCTTTTTCTGAGATATGTAATCGAAAGACTAGCTCATCTAGTGAGCCATCAAAAACACCATCTTTTGATTCACTTGCAAGCAACCAGAGCATAGGTGCTATCGCTTTGCTAGCAATAGGCAAGCGCATGAAAACTCTGTCGTTTAACAGGTCACGATGTAATTTAATCCAAGGAGGGCATCTGTCTTTGTAGTGTTGAAAGACAGCCCAATTTTTTGGCTGTAAAAGCATATTCACCTCGCACAGTCCACCCACTAACACAAAGAAACAATCGGCAGGCGGGGAGGCTCGCTTTTCGGTTGGGAGATCAAGCCCAACCTAGCCGTGTTTCAAAACATTGTAACCTAAATCTTTTGGTTATTGGTTATACCGCTTGTAAAGTACGGATTGCCCTTGTAGAACCTTCTAGCTTGAGCAGCCATCACTCGATACTCAGCAGGAGTAAAGATACCTTTGGTGTTGCGTAAATCAAACGGGTTCAATTTACAGCGAGTTTCCTCATCATCCTTCTTTTTATGCTCAATCAGATCATCGTTTAGCGTGTACTTGGCAACCCAAGACCTACCAACCTTGACGATCTCTGTGTTCAGCTTACCTTGATATCTTAGTTTCTTTGCTGTGGACAGGACTGTAGCTTGTGGCATACCAGTTAGGTTAGCTACCTCGTGTGAGGTTAGTGGCCCATTCTGTAAGGCTTTAATTACTTGCGCTTGTGTCATTGGTACATTTCCTGAATGTTAATTGGTCGGTTTAGATGGTTTTCTAGCGTTCTACAGAGGAGAGCCACAATAGCGGCATTGAAGTCCTCTGGATCGTCTACATAAGCATTAGCCATTGTGATTGCGTAATCAAGCAATGTCTCAGCGCATTTTTGTTCAATTTGTTCGATGTCCATGATTTTACAAAAGTTGAGATGGATAGCCTAACATGGGAAAAATTACAGTCTATTAGGGTTTATCCCTATTAAATAGTCTTAAAAAGTGTGGCACATTATTCATGTGGACAATAAATAAGCCACATTTAATAGGAGTTAATGATGCCGATTCTTAATGGAAAAAAGGTTGTAGACCTAGAAGTAGATGGTGTAGACAGCAGGGATTATCCAGATTTCTCTGATGCCTACTTTTCATTTGGATGCTATGAAGATGGGACACCATTGTCAGAAGATGAGTTAAACAGACTCACCGAACTGGCAAGCGATGTTCTGTGGGAAATGGCTTATGAAAGTTTGCACTAATGAAAACACTATTTCAGATTTACGCAGAAGAGTTTGCACACATTCAATACTGTTGCTATTGCATGGAAACAAAAGGTGACAGATTGACTTGTTGTGATGAAGCCGATTGGATCGAGTTTAAAGACTTAGACATCGAAGACCAAAGAGCAATCATTGATGAAGAGTTAAACGATAATTTTTAAGGAGTTAATAATGGGTGTTCATAAGAAGTTAATGCAAGCAAGAATCCTCTTGCAAAACGCACCACTTAAAAAGTCTGGTCACAACAAGTTTGCTGGCTATTCTTACTTTGAACTTGGTGATTTCATTCCAACAATCAATCAGATATTTACAGATGTAGGTCTTTGTGGTGTCGTATCTTACGACTCAGAGATTGCAAGTCTGACAATTACCGACATTGATGATGGGACAAACATCATCATTACCTCTCCAATGGCAGAAGCCAACCTCAAGGGCTGTCATCCTATCCAGAACCTAGGGGCTGTAGAAACTTACACAAGACGATACCTGTGGGTTACAGCAATGGAGATTGTTGAGCATGATGCTCTTGATTCTTCTGCTCCACTCAAAGAAGAGAAAGTAGTTATTAGCCCAACACAAGGCATTGCAGACACACTACCACCAGAAGAGATGGAGTATCTGCGAGAGTTGGCTATGGAGATCATGTCTCTTGATGGTAAACAAGGACTTGAGAAGATGGAATCAGAGAACCTAGAAGCTGACCAAAAGGTTGCTTTATGGGGACTGTTACCAAGCAAAGTAAGAAGTGCAATTAAGAAAGCAAAGGAAGTTTGATATGGAAAAACGAGATAACTCAGGCGTTCTGTTCAAGAACGACAAAAAAGAAACAGGAAACCATCCTGATTACAAAGGTAATTTGACAGTTAATGGTCAAGACTACTGGTTGTCAGCATGGATTAAAGAGGGCAAGAGTGGAAAGTTCATGGGCTTGGCATTGTCTCCAAAAGAGCAACAAGCAAAGCCTTCTGAGCGTTCTAAAGTCACCAATTTTGATGACGAAGACCTGCCCTTCTGATGGTTTATGGGGGAAAGTGGGCAATAGTGCCGGACGAACATGAGTACCCCTCTTTTTAATAGGAGTCAATAATGAGTTTAGATAAAGCATGGTTTGGTGGAGCAGTAGAGAAATTCTTTGGTTCTCCACCATTCAAATTGGTCAGAAAAAATGACCCTGTAACGAGCCACGAAGCAGCTCAAGTAGTAGACACCCAAAAGCTAGAACAAATCGTCTATGAGGCGATTAAAGGCTTTCCTGATGGATGTATCTCAGACGAGATACTAGAGAAGTATCCGCAGTACCCATATTCCTCAATAACAGCCAGATACAAAGCGCTGTTAGACAAAGGATTCATTGAAATTACAGGAACTCGTACAGGTCGTTCTGGCAAGAAACAAAGGATTATGAAATGCAAATAACACTTCCACCTCACTCAAAGATTAGCTACCCATCTGTCTCCAATAAAGAATTCAAATGGGAATCTGGTTCTGATGTCCAAGCACTATGGAAGAAACATGGATGGACTCCACCATCTGAGCGAATGATCCCACCACCACCAGAGAAGTTTCAAGAACCTTTAAGGAGAACAAGATGAGTTATGCAAATGTTGAAATGAGGATCATCCAATGGTCTGAAGCCAGAAAGATTATTCCTAATAGCAATCCAGAATCTCAGCTTCTCAAAGCTGTGTCTGAAATGGGAGAATTAGCAGATGCCACGATTAAAAAAGATCGGGAAGCGATTATTGATGCTGTTGGCGATGTTATGGTATGTCTGGTTAATTATTGCGCTCTACAAGACCTAAATCTGGTAGACTGTATGGAAGTTGCATACGATCAGATAAAGAATCGTAGGGGTACTCTTTTACCAAACGGAGTGTTCCAGAAAGACGCTACTTAGCAAGTAAGTAAAGACCCACATTTGAGAATGCGTACCCTGCGTACACAATCGCCATATGTGGGTTATCTTTCCATAGCTGTTCACCAGCTATATAGGCATAAATAGCCCCTGTGAGAATAATTAGCCAGGCACTCAAAATGCACTCACATCAATCACTTCACCACGAAACTCAACCATGTCCTCGTCAAACTTATGGACAAGTTCAGGCCACAGCAATTTGCCATTAAAAAAGGTCATGACTGCAAAGCCTGACCTATGATTTGAAGGGTTTAGTTCTCCGTATGTGAACTGTGGGCCATCAGTCTCAGCAAGTGTTCCCGTATCCACACCATATCTAGTGCCGTTATAGTCATCAAATGGCGTGACTTTTAGAGAGTGCAAGTGTCCAGTTACGATTGACACACCAGCGTTAACAGTATTGTTGTGAGTGGCATGGATACCATTCTTATATCTGTGCTTAACAACTACTTGCTCGGTAGGCCAACAAGACCAACAGAATTCCCAATTAGGAATGTGGTCTGTTAACTTAAACCCATAAACATCTTTAAATTGTGGTGCGTGTTGAGCTAATCTGTTGGCAAATCTAGCATCGTGATTGCCCCATGTAAACACTAGCTTGACATTGTGTCTCTCAGCTTTAGCGGTTTCTTCGATCTCTTCAAGCGCTGCCTGACAAGCCTTTAACTCTTGAATGACAGAAGTCTGAGGAATATCAGAAGCGTCAAAACGGCTTATAGACGCACCATCAAAAGCATCTCCGTTACATATCACCGCTTTAGGTTTTAACTCTTGGATAGCCCATAAAAGCCCTTTAAACGATGTTGAGCGTTGACTAGGAATAAAGTGAGCATCAGAGAAGACTATGACAATTCCGTCTTCAATGCCAAGGTTAACTTGTTTTAAAGGAGAAAACGACTTTGGCTTGTTTAAGTCGTATCTAGCACCACGATGGTCAGACGCATTTAGTTTGATTTTGTAGTGATCTTCAATCCATCTTCTACGCAAATAAACTGCTCTGATATTGATATTGAGATGCTCTGCTATTTTTGCCGCAGACTGTAATTCACCCCATAGTTTGATGAATTCAACATCCGTACAAGTTTCATTATGAGCGCCCATTTGATTCCTTGAAGAGTAATTGCTCAAGCAAGTTAATAACCCTATGCTCTTGCATTTCCACCTCTTCTTGAGAAGATTTAGGGTCTTGTGCAACAGACATCAGATCATGAAGCATCACATGGAGCAACTCATGTAAAGCCGTCTTGTCTAGGGACTCAGG